ATCCCGTGGAGCTTCGTGGTTGACTGGGTGTTTGGCGTAAGCCAATTCCTGGACAACTTCGGAAGTAGAAACCTCGAACCAATAACCAACATACGTAGGTACTGTTACTCCGTGGCCGTGAGTAGAAACGTCCAGACTTCTTTAAGTCTGGGTTACGGTTCGCCTCACGGCGCATCAGGGCTAGTACCGGCATGTAACGTTGTTGAGGATGCATACATTCGTAAGAATGTTGCACTTGATTCCGTGGACATGTATAGGACGATTAAATCGTCCGGGCTCGACCCGAAAGAGTGGAGCCTCGCTGGCGCGCTTCTAATAACTAGAGGCGTACGCCGTCGTTAAACAACACGCAGTGTGAGCGTTTTCACACACAAAGCATGCTAAGCAATACACTGATCACGAACGAAATAAAGAACTCTGCAGGCACCGAAGTTGAATTCGAGCGCCTGTCGATAAACGGAAGAAGCACTGAGTTTAAGGCCCTCCTGGAAGTTCCAGGGAGGCCTTTGAGACTCAAGATCTCTCATCAAGAGATCGGCACAGACGCGGCTCAAAGGCGGCGGTCGTTAATTCGGTTCGACGAAGTCGTCACGAATACGGCCGTTACCCAAGAGGCAAATCTGTCCTGCCAACTTGTCATGGATATCCCTATCGGGATACTCGATGACGCCGCTCCTATTAAACGGGTCCTGGCATACATGATGTCGTTTTGCGCCTCTTTAGGTGCTTCGACGACAATTCTGTACGATGGAACCGGCAACGGTGCGGTCGTTATGGCAAACGGAAGTCTGTAAGATCTACAGGTTCCGCCCGCCGTTCTTAACTGCAAACTATTATGACAAAACTACCCTCAGTGCGGAGACCTAGAAATAGGATCCGCTTTGTGATTGTAGCTGCGTTAATGCTAGTGCTCCTTCACGGAGTGCTATTCATTATTGGCTGCTCATTCGAGAAATTCTCGGTCGACAAGGGTCGGATCTACTATCCGAAACAAAATCCCCTTGACGTCGAGCCGCCACCGTAATAGTATTACGGATGTACCTGCGTTGGTACGTGTAGTGAGGTTTCGTGAAGTGGACACACCCTCAAGGATGTCCCAACTTTACACAAAAACACACTCGTAGTGCTTAGCGAAGCCATCGTAACTGATGGATAGCTTGTTGTACTAGCACGTTTAATCCGCTGTTGAATACACAACTCGAACTGTATGTTAGGCAAATTGAAAAAGAAATGCCCATCCAGCTTAAGTTGCTCGTTTGACAAAAGACCAATGCAGTTGCATCTGTCAGTTATCGTGAATCGTCAATCAGGCAGTATTGCGTATGCTCTAGGAAGGAGGCCATATGGCACCTAAGAAGAGCCTAGATCCGTATAAACAGATCATCGCCGCTTTACTGTCTGACGTTCAAACGTCACATAGTGAAGTATTTACACCACGCGCCCTTCGTCTGACTACCCTTAAGGTAGTCTTTCGACTTGAGCGGGAAGGTCTGAGTTTTCTCACGAAAACTCTTCCACGTCTGGGCAAAGCCTTTGATAAGGCCTTGTCCGGAGAAGTACAATTCGACTCTGTCTCATATGCCTTTAAAAGCAAAAAGAACAGTAAGCTACCCATTTTCATGGGAGAGCTTTTCGAACTCATCTTCTCACACGACGGTTGGGTTCTTCCGATACCCTGTGTGCGAAGCATCAAAACCATGCGGCAGTTATTCGCCAGCTTCTATAAGCTGGAACTGCCATATGATTCGGACCAAGAACAAGATGTCATTAGTAAGTTTAGACAAACTGAAGTTGACATTTTGCCGTACCACCTTGTTTTCAGCGACCTCGCTGATCGGCTCGGTGATACATCGAGTCTTGACCAATGCCTCTCGGTTATTAAACCGGAAGGCGCTGCCAAGATTATCTATAGAGCTAAACTTCTCCTCTCGAGATTGTTTAGCGATTTTGACCATAAGGATATCTACCCCAGGCACGGCCCCGGCGCTGTCTCTACCAAAGAGAAGCTATGGGACAAGTACACTTGGAGTTCAATATCCCCTCGGATCGCAGACTCTTACCCGTTGGATGCGTATTTCTACACATCCCTTGGGCATGTCTGTGATGCATATCAAGAGATTCAATCTCTTGAACTCAAAGAGAGTCCCGCTAAGGTACTTCTTGTACCTAAGGACTCTCGCGGACCGCGACTCATCTCTTGTGAACCACTGGCTTTCCAGTGGATCCAACAAGGTTTGGGACGCGCGATCGTGCGGCATGTGGAGTCGAACATCTTAACGATGAACAACGTCCACTTCTCCGACCAAAACCCGAACCGTAATGTGGCCCTCACGGGTTCCAAAACGGGCGGCGTCGCGACTCTTGACCTATCAGAGGCCTCGGATCGCGTCTCAGTCGGTTTAGTTCGCCTACTTTTCCCTAGCCCTCTTAGAGAGGCGCTGTTGAATTGTAGGAGTCTGTCTACGGTGCTACCTGGCGGCGAGGAATTAAAACTCAACAAATTTGCACCAATGGGGTCGGCATTATGCTTTCCCATATTGGCACTTACTTGTTGGGCGATTCTTACCGCGGGTTCATCGGATGCGGATGTGTTTCCGAATTATAATTCGGTGCGCATCTTAGTGTATGGGGACGATGTGATAGTTCCAACGGCTCACGCCGCGAACGCTATCGAACAGCTCGAACGTTTCGGTTTAAGAATAAACCGAGATAAGAGTTGCACCAGTGGGTTCTTTAGAGAATCCTGTGGCATGGACGCCTATAAAGGCGTAGACGTCACTCCTGTTCGTTTTCGAACAGTCTGGTCATCAACCCCTAGCCCTGAAGTGTATACATCTTGGATTGCTTATGCAAACTCGATGTATGCATTGAATTACTTCAACACCTACAAAACAATTGTAGGGGGGATATTCGCCATTTATGGTGAAGTACCCGAGATTAGCATGCATCTTGCATGCCCTTCTCTAATTGAAGTTCCGGAGGTGTACCGACCGAAACGGCGTCGCGTTAATCGAGGATTCCAAACCCTCGAGTGGCGCGTACGTACGGTGCGGTCGCGTCCAATTAAGAGAGAAATAGACGGGTGGAAGATGCTTTTGCGATTTTTCGCTGAAGCGCATTCCGGCCCGTCCCTCTCTTGGACGAATGATAAACCTCGCAGTTGCGGTGTACAGGCTTATTTGGATCAATTGTATCCGATGAGTCCTTTCTCCGTCAGTTCATACACAAAGCGCAAGTCGAGTATACTCGAAATGCGTTGGCGATGATTAAAGAGAAAACGATGTCGAAAGACTTCGTTTTCCGGCCAGG